ATAACTATAATTGCTTTTAGCTACATGCTGGCTGGTTGCTCATGAGTATACCTCTCTTCTGTAAGCTATGTAAGAGGCGTATGGTGCCTCATGTCGCAAACATATGTAAGCGGTGTCGGAGAGAAGCATACCACAGGGATGTAGGACAGGAGACACTATGATGAATGAAAGATGGGACACCTTTGACCGCATATGGGCTAAAGGGGCGAACGGTAAGATGCGAATGCGTCTTATGGAAAAGGTAAAGATACGTGGTCTAGAGGTCACGGAAGAGAATTGTAGAGATTACTGGATGGGATATGTTCGTTGCTATACAGACGCATGGACAGGAGAGATACATCACCTTAATCCCAGAAAGAATAAAGTAGCAATGAAAATGTTAAAGAGGAGAAGAGATGACAAAGCGAGAAACAGCGGAAAAGAAAGAAGTGGACGAAAGCCACACTTTATGGGCAGACACGGTTCTAAAAAGAACCGAAATATACAACGACGAAAGTAATTGGTTTCCCTTTATACAAAGTATAGAGGATATACTAAAGCGTATGTCGCATCTAAGTATGCAGATATCCGATTTGGATAATAAGATAGGAGAAACACAAGGAATGATAAAGAACCTAAGAAAGGTATTGATAAAGCTAGAGGTAGTAGATGACCGATTCGTCTTCTGATACCGATGTAGATGAGATAGAAGCCATAGCTGATATGGCTGGTGAACTTATCCATACTAAAATGGAGATGGCGAGGAAAGATACACAAATGACCCACGTAATGAGAATAGGAACGTTCCATATGGAACTGGTCCCCTCGTCGGATATAAACCCTGACAAGATATTTAATCAAATATTAGATAAATTAATGAAAAAATATGCAGAAAAACTATTAGAGATAAGTATACATCAGGTAAAACAAGAAGCAGATATGGATAGGAGTAGGCACTATGGTTGAGTATCAAAGCAAGTATATATGCAATATATGTTTTGATAATGTATTGGAAAGCGATAGTGATAGTGATTGTATTGGCCCAAGACACCTTACTTATGTAGAGGTAGACGAAGCCCCAATGGAAGAGATACAAGAGAGAAAGTTCGGGATATATGTAGACCCCGTAACTGGAAAGATAGTAAAAGCGAAAGCTTTAAATAACCCGTTGATATTGGGTTAGGAGAGATAAGTATGTCAGACGAAGAAAAGAAAAAGACAGAACTAGAATTAGTGGCCGGACTGTTCCGGAACACAGATAAGAACGGTAACATATACTACACCGGAAAGAATGAAGGTGGAGACGAGTATGTTATGTTCAGGAACTCATACTGGAAGGAAGGCGCAAGCAAGCCATACTTCCGTGTTATGAAGCGCATAGAGAAGAAAGAAACAACGGTAGAGGATTAAACATGGGACACCCACTAGAAGATATTTTAGATTCTTGGATGGATATGTTGAATGCTATGCAACACCCTCGTATGTATAGGAATACACGACTGTCACAAATAACTGACGGTGTAGAGATGGGGGAACACGGCACTATAGGAGACTGGGAAGATAGGAATGGCGATATAGCTATTACTATTGATATGCCCGGTGTCCAGAAGAAAGATATAGAGTTGACCGTGGATAAGCATATGGTTACAGTAAAGGCTAAGGCTGAGGATAGGGATTACAACTTTGAAAAAGAGTTTAATAGTTTTACAACTACTCTTGACCCTAACAAAGTAGTGGCTAACTTTAACAATGGCGTTCTGGATATAACCATCGAGAAAGCAAAAGAAAGTCAAGGTAAGAAAATAGCCATTAAATGAGCTATAGTGACTGGATACAGTCATCTAAAAGCGAGAGAGTGTGGTTAGAAGACTCTATGACTGCTTTAGTTCAATTCGCCTTTATAGCCCCTATACATAGGATAAAGCACTGGAATCAGGGCAATAGCAGAAGGTCTAAGTGCTGGGCAAAGGAAGGTAAGTGTAAGTTCTGTCAGAGTGGTATACCCAAAATCCATGAGTTTACTTATGGTGTATATCACACACTGTCAGAATATAGTGGTGGAGGCATAACGAAGATTTCTTATCTTTCCTCTGCCCTATCTACACATACAAACTTCCAGAAACTATTTACAAAGATTATAGAAGGGGGAGAAAACCCTACTGATATAGTATTTGAAATTGAGCGCTCTAAGATAAAGACTTCAATGGGGCGTTCAGTAAAGGGATATGAACTAAAGAAGACTGATACAAAACCCTTTGTGGCTGAAAAGTTTAGACCGTCACTATATGACTCTGAAGAACAAGAATGGAAATGGATAGTTCCAGAAGAGATAGTTGACTTTCTAAAGGATAAAGATGGAGAACCTATGATGCTGATAGACCTGTTCTTATTATTGAAGGACCACTTCAGCGGTATGAGTGAGAAAGACATAAAGGTATATGCTATTCGCTTGGTTGATAACAATGTTCTCGACCTGCGACGAGCAAGGGAGAAATGGATATGAAATTAAATAAATACATACATAGTAAAATGTTAGAAGTAGAATACGAGGCGTTGCCTTGGTCGGAAGATGACATAGAGCAGTGGATAATAGACTGGTATATGGACACCTTTCAAGAGATAGGTCTTGGAAAGGAAGGCAAAGCGAAAGCTCGCTCTCCTCCTATGTGGCTTGCTGGCCCGCGCTGGTATGACCGTAGAGACCGAAAGATAAGGGAAGCGCGCGAAGCAGAAATAAAAGAAGCGGAAGAGAAGATAAAAGAAGCGGAAGAACGGAGTTATGAAAAAGATGAGGTATGAACTATACGACCTGACCAGATACTTCCATAACGTAAGAAAGAAAGATGGCACATTAAACCCTATCCTTGGAGAGGATGAGCTAGCTTTGAGTGCCTGCTTATCCTATCTTTTAGAAGATAATAACTTTGTTATCAAAGCGTATTCTGGGACAGGAAAGACAGTGATAATGGAAGCTATTTTTGGTTTAATTCCAGAGGAGTTTTACTATTCACTGGAACATCTTTCTGAGACTGCGGTCTGGTACGATGCTGAGAAGATAAACCGTTCTCGCTTCATTGCCATTCCTGAAGCGCAAAAGCTTCCAGAAGCAGTGATAGAGGTGGTAAAGACATGGGGCGACGGGAGAACAGCGTTTAGGAAGAGAACAGATGTAACGATAGGTGACACAGTTGAAACTAAGTTGCATCCTAAGTATGTCTTTATGTGCGTAGCAGTAGAGAATGCTAAGGGCGCGGCTTATTTTGACGCAGAGTTGGAACGTAGGTGTATGATTATGCATACTAACCCCACTGTGGAACAGACGGAGAGGGTATTAAAGCATAAACTGCTGCATAGTGCGCTGCCTAGAGCAGAGCTAACTACCATGACAGATGAAGAGATGGAAGGACTTAAAAAGCATATACTGGATGCAATCGTTGAGAGAGATGATGAGGACGCAATGCATATGAAGAACCCGTGTGCGCCCTTCTTATATGAAGCGATACCAAGCGCCTTCCCTGTATCAAGGTCTAAGGTGCAGTATCTATTGAGAGTTATCAACGCTGTGGCTAGGTTTTACCCAGACGAGATACTAAGAGTTAAAAAAGACGGAGTGCAATACGGGTTGGTTACGCCGAAGCATAACTGGCTTGGGCTACGGATTTATTTAAACTCCTTCGTATCAGAATGTCTCCATATGCCTAGTCATGGTACAGATATACTGAAGCTCTTTCCTAATACGAGGATAGACAGGTTTGGCTTCGCTGATGGAGATACTATACGTATGTCTAATAATGAGATTAAGAAAGCAGCTAAGGCTGCTGGCTTACCCTTCACCAAAATAGAGCCTATCCTTAGTGCCTTAGTTATGACAGGCTTTCTAGAGGTGGATGAAGATAAGGGTAAGAAGTTATATTACAAGAGTCCTCTGTTTGAGGAACCTGTAGCAAAGATAAACTGGAGTGATTTAATTGAAGAAACAAAAAAGTTTATGGCAAAGAACTGGACTTCCGCGAGTAGGGAGTACGTTGAGCGCTTTTGTAGCGATATCGAGATTGTTGACCCGTTTACTGGGAACGACTTTAAGTTGGGTAAAGGAGCAAAGAGAGCGATAGATGTAGAATCTGATGCCTTTGAGCCCTTTAAGACATACAAAGATACAAAGTTCAAAGACTTTGATACCTTTATGCTAAACGCAGAAGGAGACTATAATGAAAAAGAAATCGAAACAATCAAGTCCTATTATAAAAAGGGCTAGAACCCGCAAGCATGGACAGCTATACGCTGTAGTAAGAGAGATGAGTGGAGGCTCTCGTATGGTAGCGCTATGTGAAGACGGGTTGACACGCATGATAAGGATAGGAGGTAAGCTTAAGAAGCGCATGTGGTGTAGGAGGGACGACCTTATAATAATACAACCATGGGTTGTTCAGAGTGATAAGAAAGCGGACTTGGTATATAGATACTTACCCGTACAAAGAAATTGGATGATAAGAAATAATAAAATACCAGAGGTGATTAACATATGGTAAAAGGAATAGAAGCAACGTATATGGATTTTACTCGCAGAACAGCGAAGTACCCTAAGCGTAGAGAGAAAGAATACCTAATGCTAGGTTTAATGAACGAAGCTGGCGAAGTCGGTGGAGCATATAAGAAAGAGATACGAGATAGAGTAGACAACACAGAACTCATCATTGATGAACTGGGGGATGTCTTATGGTATCTACAGCGTTTGGCTGATGTATATGGTCTTACGATATCGCAACTGATGGTCAACAACATGGACAAACTATTCAATAGAATGACCACAGAAGAGGCCAGTGAATATAGAGACGAAAATTAATGAACATACCCCTGATAGCATCAATCAATCATAGGACTATTGACCTTGAAACTAAAGCTCAAAAGGTCAAGATGTATGTAAACGGAAAACCCGAAGCTACTATTAGTCCTTATACTCCTTACTATTTTTTAGAAGATAAAGATGGAAAAGAATATAAAACAATTGCGAGTGACAGAACTGTAAAACTTTCTAAGCATAGTTATTTGCCCATGAGAGACGTAGTTCCACCACAAGCGCTTTATGATGGTGGAAGAGAAGCCCTGCTTGAACGCTTGCTAATAGAACATCCTGAGTTTTTTAAGGACTATCCAAACACAGATAACTTAAAATCCCTCGTATTTGATATTGAAACGCATTCTCCAGATGGCTCCTTTCCTTTCGGAGAGAAGTACCCTGTTGTAGCGATAGGTATAGTAACTTCCACCGGAGAGCGCGACGTGCTACTATGGGATGGTAAAGACGATAGAAAGGTTATACTTCAGTTCGCTGAATATATCAATGACTATGACCCAGATATCATTATTGGTTATAACCTAGTGGGTTATGATATACCACAGATACTACACAGGGCTAGATTTCATGGCCTTAAAGGATATAAAAAGATTCTCAACCGAGATAATTCTTCATGGGGTTGGGAACAAGGTAAGAACGATAAAGACCTTAAGATGAACGCTGGAGGGCGCATAATCCTCGATTTACTACGCTGGACTAGGCTAGACTACTCCCTTTCGGGAATACCAAGAGGTCTTAAGTCTGTCTCACAAAACTTTGGGCTAGAGCCTTTGGAGCTTGATTTCGCAAACAACGACCTTCTAGACTATAGCATGGATGAGATAAACGACTATGTATTATCCGACGTGGATTGCACCATGTATCTATATAACCACTACTTCCCTCAGATACAATATATCGCAGAGACCTTGTGTGTGCCTTTAGCAACATATGTCAATGCCCCAGCTAGCTATATAACTAAGATACTTCAAGGCAGGTCTCTATACAAGCAAGGGATGGTTACGTTAGATAGGAATAAAGAGCGACATCCAGAGATATATAAAGCTGATAAGGGTAACTATCAAGCTGCCCACATAGAGCTATATCAGCCCGGTTTCCACAAAAGAAATATAAAAATAGACTTTGGTTCTTTTTATCCTTCTATCTCAATGATGCTTAATCTAGGGCCAGACACTACGCAGATAGTAGGCTACGACGAGTATAGTGAGACCATAGAAGAGAAAGATGGTATATTATATATCCCTGATAACAACGTAGGGAAGAGAATAATGGTGCGGATAGATAACTCTAAGAAGAGTTGTTTATACGATATGTGTAAAGAGTTTAATGAAATGCGAAAGCCTTATAAACTTGGTAAGACGAGAGAAGATAAGAGTAAGTCCGATGCTCTTAAAATAATGGTGAATACCTTCTATGGTGCCAATGCAAATCCTTACATTAGTTACGGTGATATGGGTGTTAGTATCACTATTACGTCAGTGGCGCGCTGGCTACTTCTCTCGGCAGTATCAGTCATCAGAGGGAGATATGGCGAGGACGCTGTCGTATATGTACATACGGATGGGATTAATTGCAATGTTGATGTTGATGCTACGTGGTTGGTCAATAGACTAAGAATACTGCTGAAGCACACGTTCTCTACCTGTGAGCCTGAACATATAACAATGGATAAAGACTACTATAGAGAAGGAGTGTGGTTACAGATAGGTAATTATGTCCTTCGTAATGAAGATGGTAGTCTCACTAAACACGGTAGTACTTTCAAAGCTACCACCCGTTCTAAGTTCTACTTAAAGGTCTTAGAGAGACTAATAGAATCTAGAATCAATAATACTATAACGCAAAAGTTTATAGATAAATTATATAACTTGGAGGAATATGAGATTAATGACTTTGTTATGCGTAAATCTATGGGAAGAGCAAAGGACGCTTATAAGTCACAGACTGATTTAATACTTAAGTTAATAGAGCAGGGAGAGGGTATAGGTATGACTCCCAGCGAAGGAACTACATTCTACTACGTTAAAACCAGAGAAGGTTATAAGTTAGAATCCATGGTAAAGGATGTGGATGAGATAGATATAACTTATTACTGGGACACTATAAGCACCCTCCTTCAGAAGTTTACTCTACAGGAATGGATTAAAAAGTCACCTCCTTTAACCTTACTAGACAAGAAACAACAGAGTTTAATGGAGTGGATATGATAGAGTGTACAAAGTGTGGTAAGGATTTCCTCGCTAACTCTGAATTTTGGGAACGGCATTATTTAAAAGAAGGGTTAGCGGGTAGATATTGTCGATGTAAAGAATGTACTAGAGCTTGTGATAGAGCAAGATATCAAAAACCAAGAGAATGGGGACGCCATAGCATTCATAATAAGAAGGCTGCTGGACACGTTGTAGATATAGACCCTGAATATATAGAAAAAATATGGCCTAAAGATAATAAATGCCCATTGCTAGAGCGTGAATTCATAATAGGTATAGGAATACTAAATAAAATGTCACCAACCCTAGATAGAATTATACCTGAAAGGGGATATATAAAGGGTAACGTGCTTATAGTATCACATTTAGCTAATCGTATTATGACTAACGCTACAGTGGAACAGGTAAGGCGAGTAGGAAAGAACATGAAAAAAATAAGAGGAGTTTAATGGAGTGAATATGACCAGTCTGGAAAGCACTATACAAAGAATCAATGAAGTTACTGCGACTATGGAAGCGCAGGGATTAAAAATCACACCCGCAGTTGTGATTGAATTAACTAAGCAAGCACACAATGAATTTATGAAAGGACAAAGGCGCCCAGCAATGCCTGATTTTTCTGAACCTCGATTCAACACTGAGATGATAGTTTATACTATACAAAATTCGCAAAACCGAAAGGTATATATAGGAAAAACAATACGGACGTTCTGTAAGAGGTATTCTAAAGGCAAGTGGTGGAAACACACTGATAACATTGACCTTAATTTTGACCTTGAGAAATACGGATACGCTAATTTTAGAGTAAACATATACCGTTGTGATACTAAAGAACATATGGATGAAATGGAAGCTAGTTTAATAAGTATAAATTGGGCTGTACGTTATAATAGACGCCCTGAAGCAGAGGTGAAATAATGGGCCAATCTTTATATAGGCATATCACTCATAGGTTAAGTAGGCTAGATGTCTACGTCGGCAAGTACGGCATCTGTGGCCTACTAAGGAGAATAAAAAAATGGACGAAAATGATGGTAAAAAACTTTCTGCGTTTCTTAAAGACGCTGAAGTCAAAGTGGTTTGGCGAGAAGAAGAAAGAACAAAAGTTGGGAGGGGAATGATTACAAATGACGACGAAAATTTTGTATACCTCACTGGCGAAAAGGGGACGGTTATTGTTAATAAAAAGGACATTATTGCAATCAAGCAGTGAGGTAGTATAATGACCCAGCACGCGCCCCCACACACGACACTAAGCGGCCCAGAGCAAGGTAATGTAATTCAACTTAAATGGGATACTCCTAAAAAGGGTAAGCTCAGAATAATGCCTATATCTGATAGCCCATGGGCCCCTACTGGGTTCGGTACTAATACTAAAAATGTATCTGCTATACTAACAAAAGATGGCCATCATATAGGTTATGCTGGTTGCCAAAATCCTGTGCATACTAAATATATTACTGAGTGGCCTTTAGGACAAACAGAGGAAAAGGTAGAGTGGGAGAACCTACCCATAATGTATCCGGGCAAAGAACGGTTCGGAGAACAGAGTTTTAAACATTGGCAAGCAAATTTCAAGCCTGATGTGATATGGACACACTTAGATTTCCAAATGTTCCAGCATGTAGCTGGTTTCAAACGACCAGATAAAGCCACTATTCCCTTGTATAATGATGAAGGAAAACTATTAAATAAAAAACAGCGCTCAACCCTTGTAACTAATATGTTCAGGGAGATAGCCAAGGGGCCTCCGTGGATTC